CNTGNCGATGTGCCGGCCAGCATGTCCATCCCTGCAGGCGGGCAGCGGCTCAGGGTGCGAGATCTCGCGCTGTGTCATGCGGGGTTTTCCTCCGTTGCCCCCGCGCCGTTTCCGATCGCTCGCTCTGCCTGCCGTAGGTGCGCAATGGTGTCTTCATCGATCCGATCGAGCGCCTGCGCGATGGTGTAATCCATGTCCGCGAGCCAGTCGTGCCGGTTGAGCACTAGGGCAGCGGTCAATGCCTCCCCAGTGGACAGCGAACCGGGGTCGTCGTAGGCCTGCGCTGCGCGGGACACAGCAATGACGCGGTCAAGGTTCATCGCGGCATCCTCCACGCTGCACCGACCGGCACACACGCCTCGGCGATCGCAACCGTCTGGATGCGCATTCGCTGTGCCGTGCGTTCAGCCAGCGCCTTGTCGTTGGCGAGCATGAGCACGTCGTTCTGGCTCAGCTGCCAGTCCTCGCCTTTGCGTTGCAGTCGCTCATCTAACTCGACCACGCGCTTGAGGCCGCAGGCCTGGCAGATCGCCTCGGCGTTTAGCGTCTTGCCGCTGGCCATCGGTCCATAAACCAAGATTGACTCAGCCATGGGCTACCACCCGACGCACGGCCATAGCCCGACGACGACGCAAGCGTTGCGGAATCTGTCCCACTGCCAGCCCGACATGTGCAGTCCTTGCCGGGCGAGAGATCCATAGGCGGTAGAGCAACGCGCCGCCGATCGTTGGGGCGATCAAGATCAGGGCGAAATTAAGCATGGGCCACCTCCCGCGCGGCAGCCGCGATTGCCGCCTCGGCAGCAGCGGTTGGCCGGCGCGGCAGCATGTTGGCCAGGTCGAACGGGAAATCCAGATCGTCCATGAAATCGGCCAGCGCATTGCTGATCCGGTCCGCCTCATTGGTGAACAGGCGTGGGCCGCTAATCAGCTTCCAGCCTTTGCCGGGACCACGGCGACGCTCCCAGCGTTGGGTCGCGCTGCTGTGCTGACCCATGGTCAGCGCAGCCACCACCACGACCGCGTCGTGAGTGATGTAGAGCGTAGCGATCGCACTGCAATCCTTGCCTAAGGCAAGGTCAAAGCCGATTCCGGCGGGCGTGATAGCCTGCTCGCCGGGTCCGGCACTGGAAGTTAGCGGGCGTGTGACAGCGTGCTGTTGCATGTGGCTCTCCTCGAGCTTCGTTGATGGAAGGTCCAGGGGCGGTGTTGACGCACCGCCCGCCGGACCCGCTGGTACAGGTCAGATCAGATCAGCGCCGGTAGGCGGATTGAGTGGTTCGCGCAGATGCCGAGCGCTTCCTGCTGCGCATGCCATAGGCGGTCGTGCTCTTCTTCGTTGATGGCGTATCGGCACCGCTGGGCAGCAAGTCCTGCAGACGGGCAGCGCTCATCGCGCACCTACCGCAGCAAGAAAACGGCATTGCAACCAATCGAACACGTCGGCCGCGTGATCGGCGCGCATGCAAATGTGCAAGCGCCCAAGCACGATGCTTTGGCTATCGCTACCCAGCATCACGTCAGCCGACGCGAACGACTCGCAGGCAATCAGCACCGGTGCCACTTCGTGCAGCGCATCGGAATGCAGCATCACCATGACGTAGCCCTGCATCATTTCGAAGCTGAGGACGACGCCAGCGCAGACGCGAAACTGCTTGTTGGCGTTCATCGTTGCGCCTCGCTCAGCAACGCGTCGACATCAGCGATGGCTGCAGCTACGTCGGCAAGTGTGAGGGCGTGGATTGCCTTACCAGTGCCTTCCAGGCGAGCCATCAGGCTCTGCCAGGCGGCATGGTTCCATTCGAGGGTGTTGGCGATCAGGCTGAAATAATGGGTGACTTGGCGCGCCGCAGACGCGGGCGCTTCTTGGGTGTGGTAGGACATGCTGAACTCCTGAGTAGATTGGAGTCCGTCAACCCGAGACCAATCGGGGTGGCGGACGGCACGGGTTGGTCTACCGGACTCAGGGACCGGCGGGGCCGAAGCCCCCCACGTACCGCCCGCCATAAAGATGGCAAGCACGTGCCCGGCGCGATGCAGGGCAACAAAAAAGCGCCTTGCATCGATCGATGGGCGCTGGTGCGCCTGAGTAATCGGGAGACCAATCCCGGTCGCCGAATATGCGACGACGTAAGAATATTCGCTCCGATCCTTGGTGCGTGTCAACGGAAACGTGCGGAAATTTGCGGCGATCATTTCGAGAACACCCAGCACTTCACAGTTGTGCCGGCGCCGCTGTGCTCGTCCTTGAGAATCGCACTGTTCACTGCCACATTGGCGCCGATGAACTTGTGCCGGCGCGAATCGCTTAGCAGCGCACGCAGCACCTTGAGATCGGGTACGGATTGACTGAACTGCGCGGCCCGTGCCGCAAAGTGATTGAGATTGATTGCGATGCGCTGCGCGTCGCGGCTGTGGTTGACGACCGCTTTGCCGTGGCCGGTCGCCTCGAGGTATTCGTAGACCTCCCAGAACTCATTGACCATCGCGTGGTCCGCGCTGATCGCCTTCTGTCGTTCCAGCGCCATGTCCAACAACGCCAGCCGGGTCTGCTCGACCATGTCGTCGGGGATGGTGATGACCATGCGCAGGCAGTCGAACAGCGCCAGCATCTGGGCGTGATTCTTGATGACGCGTTCCAGGCGTAGATCCTGCTGCGCGCGTAGCTTGGCCTCGAAGACCTTCACCCGCTCGACGAACAGATCGAGGATGGCGCGCTCCTGGCGGATGGCACGCACAAGGAAGTGGCTGACCTCTTCGACCTGCAGCGCGTTGAGGTTGTCGGCCGCGATGCGGCTTTCGGTGGTGACCTGCGGGCGTTTGAAGTGCAGCTTCACGATGCGCGTGAGGATCGCTTCGCTGGCGTCGACCGCAGCGTTCTGGGTGATCACGATCGTGCCGCGAAACGGCGGCTCGTAGGTCTCGTTGCCGCCATTGCGCACGCCGCGTGTTGCCAGCGTGCCGCCGCCGAAGAAATCCTTCAGCTCATCCCACTCGAACGTCTTGGAATGCGCCTTGTCTGGCTCGCTGCGGTCGGCCTCCAGCAGGACGACGGGCATGCCGGATACCTGGCCCATGGCGCGTGCACGGCCAGCCTTTGATGACTTGGCCGGGTCGAAGCCCTCGTAATCGGAGCGGCCCAGCAGCTTCCACAGGAACGTCAGCAGCGTGGTCTTGCCGGCTCCGGCTTCACCGGTGGCTTCGAGGAACGGAAAACTCTTGTGCCCGGCGCGGATCTGCTCGGCGAACAACGAGCCAAACCAGAACGTCATGGCGACCATGCCGTGCGTGCCGAAGCACTGCCACAGCCACGGTAGCCAATCCACGCGGAATGCCTCGGCGTCGCGCTGGATCTCCAAGCGGATGGACTTCTGCGTGGTCTTCAAACGCAGCTTGTCGAACTCGAAGTAGTCCTCTTCATTGGCTGTCACCAACTCGCCGTCGCGCACGGCCATATCGCCGAGCAGGTAGGCACGGTGTTCTTTGCTATAGCCCACGAAGTCGATGGCGTCCACCGTCTTGATCGCCTCGGTCTGCTCTTCGATCAGGCGGTCCAGCTGGTGGCCGGTGCCGGTGAACATCGCGCCGGCGGCCAGGGAGATCAGGCGCTTCTTGAACTCGGAGGCGCTGGCGAGATGACCACCTGTAAAGGTGCCCTTTACGCTGGGGCCGTCGTGCGGAAAATCGACGCGGAAGTAGTACCAGCTTTCGTCGGTGACCTCTTGGCGCTGGAAATACAGCGCCTCCGGGTAGCAGTTGGCGATCTTCTGCACGGAACAGGCGGCGCGCTTGATCTTCTTCAGATCCTCGGCCGCAACCTCGTCGCCTTCGTCTGAATCGGTGTCGCCGAGCTTCTCCTTGCGCAGCTTGTCGAAGCGCTGCGTATCGAAGTCGAACCAGTACAGGCGGGAGCGATACTCTAGCCAGAAGTCGTTGCGGCCGTCGTGCTCGAACATGAGCAGGCCTTTGTCCACAGCCGAGCGAGCCACGAGCAGGTCGCCCTGGTAGCGGGCTTCGTTGATGTCGTTGTTCCACTGCTTGGGATCGTCGGAGGCGATAGCGCGCAGATGCAGGTCGTTCCAGTCGGTCTTCTTGCCGTCGCGCTGGACGATCTGCGCTGCCCGCGATTCAAAGCCCAGCGCCGCTGCGCGCTTGATGTGCTTGTGCGTATACGCACGGGCACCCGGCTCGTTGTCTAGCGCCCACACGAGCGTCGGAAGGTCGGCCAAGCGTGCCTTTGCCAGCTCGCGTAGCGACTCTTCCGGAAATGCGTTGGAGGACATGGCCGACACTGCGCACATCCCGTGCTGCAGTAGTGCGATCGCATCGAAGATGCCCTCGACGATCCATACCTCGCGCACCGTCTGCATGGCTGTCAGCGCGGCAGGCGCCGCCCACCACACCCCCGCATAGCTCTGGCCTGGCGCAAAGCGCGCCTTCTGCTTGCCGAAGCGGTGCGGGCGATCAATCAGGCGCTCCCACCAGCCACCCTTGACCAGCGGGAAACGTACCGTTGCGGTGCCGGCGCTGATTTTGCGGTCGTAGTGGCTGTCCTGGCTGTAGAGGCCTTTCAGCAGAGCCAGGTCGAAACCACGGGAGAACTGCAGGTATGCATCGGCCGCAGCATTGGGAGCCGCAGCCGTTGGCTGGAAGCGCTTGGACCAGTCGTCGAACAGGTCGTCGTACAGATCCTTGACGTGCAGCTCGCGCCCACACTTGGATTGGCGGCCGCACTTCACTACCCAAGGTTTTAGATGGTTGGTGTACAGCTCCTTCTTGCTGCACGACGGGCATTTGCCGCCGCGCATGTACTCGGTACCGCTCCGGTGCTTGAGTCCGTAATCCCGTTCCAGCCGGGATAGCACCTGTTGCCGCAGATCCTCTTGCATCGAACTTCCTTAGACGCCGAGCCGACGCGCAGACGCGGGCACACAGATGGCGTTGTCGATCACGACATAAGCGCCGCCTGCACGACGGTGCGCGTCAACGGCGGCAGCGAGCAGGCGTGCTTCTTCGTGCTTGGCGTGCGGCGCGACGCGCTGCGGGACATTGCTTGCCGCATCCACGAATCGCGGCTCTTGTGCGGTGAACCAGCTGTTGGCGTGCGTCACGAGCCGACCTCGGTGTTTGCGTGTTGGAGAGTGGACAGAGCGATGGCCGATTCGGTCAGCACCACAAGGCGCTCATCCACGCTGTCAGACGTTGCGAGGCCCTCGCGCATGAGCGTTGCCACCACAACCGCACCAAAGCGCTGCGCCGTCTCCGGGGCGGCAGTGCGGCCGATGTAACCGTGCTCGGTCTTCAGCAATCCGCCATGGGTGAGGGCGACTTCCAGGCAAAGCTTCGCCGTGGGCGGCAATGCCGCCCAATCAAGGGTCTTTCGCATTAGGGGTGCCTCAGAGGTGAGGGAAGAACGGCTCGTCGCCGACGGGAATCAGATCCATCTGGCGATCGCCGAGCGAATCGCGGTATGCCTGCAAGGCCTGAGCACGCTCATAGGCCGGGGTCGGTGGAAGCTCGCTGTGTGAGGTGTGCACGCCGCTGGGGCTGGCGATACCGGTTAACTCCGAATGGCCTGTGTAGGTCGCACCGCACATCGGGTTCTCGCACACATAGGAGTCATGCCGCAGGAACTTGTGAGCGAGGAAGCTGGTGCGTTTGATCAGTCGTGCGCTGCATGCCTCACAGCGAAAAACGATTTTTTTCCGACCGAACATGCTCACCCCCTTGAGCTATTGGCGGTTGGGATTTGTGTGGCACTATTGGCTGGTGCCTTGAGACCCAATGCGACTGCCGCTTTATGCGACTCGCCGTATTTGCCTTGAGAGCGGCCGCGCAGCAGGTCATGTACGACCGACCGATCCACGCCGTTCTGCCGTGCGAATGCCGAGACTGTGATGCCATTCGCTCCGAGCCACTGCCGCGCCTGATCTGGGCTGCGGGGCGTGAACTGCTGCATTTGACTCTTACGGGGCATGTCGCGGTTCCGCCTACTTTTTGGGAATTATGTGGACTTAACTCAACATTGTCAAGTAAGGAAATGCCTGTATGACCGTAGGGAAACGCCTGAAGGAAGAGCGCAAGCGGCTTGGCCTGACTCAGGACGAGATGGCTGTGCAGCTTGGCCTCACGCGCTACGCGCAACTGAACTTCGAGAAAGACGTCAACCTGCCCGGCGGAGCGTACCTACTGGCCGCGCTAGAGCGTGGAGTTGATGTCATGTACGTGCTGTCTGGACATCGGGCGCAGTTGGACCCAGCCGATCGGCTACTGCTGTCTGCGTTCAAAGATGCATCGCCGGCTGCGCGCAATGCTGTGCTTGCTGCGTTGGGTTTGTCGGCCGATGCCTCGTCTTCCAAGACTGGGACCGGCCCAGTTCTGTCGTTCAACAAGAGCGAGATTGGCTCGATAATTTCTACTACCGCACCGATCGATCAAAGCAACATGCAGATCGTTGTTGGTGGACGCAAAAAAAAGAGCAAGTGATCAGCATCGAGATTGGACAGCTGCTCGTGGCAAATTTGCCGTTCTCGGCTATACCAACGTGAACTGTAGACACACGGTTCATAGGCAACAAAAAAAGCCGCCGGCCTATAACCGGCGACTTTCGTTAAGGTGTCGGCACATAGCTCCTTGCAATCCTTTCGTCACCCTCCTGGCAACGCGAGATGACCTGACATCCTTAGATCGGAACACTACAGTGATCGAATCGGGTTGGCTGTCAGATAAGTCCTACACATAGCGTAGGAATCGCACTTGATTTGCATCAAGCGTGCGCGGGTCTTATTTGAGATAATGATCGTGAGTAGTCGTTCGTCTGCGCTTCTGCTCACGCGGTCCAACTTGATGAAAGCCATCTCGGAGATGCACATGGATGATGCAATGGTTTGCCTGTCAGGCGAATACGTTTTGACTGCACACGTTGTTCGGCTTGGAGCTGAATGCTACGCAGAGATTCTTGTGTCTAGAAGTGGTGGCATTACGCTACGGCAGCATCGATTACCGGTCACCGGATTCACTTCATACTCCGAGGCGAGCTCCTACGCGCTGAGCCAGATGCGCACATGCAGAGTCTCGGGCAATGGAACGCTGTTGATGCCAGTAGTTGCTGAAAATCAGCGGTTGCAGTAGAGGAGGTGAAAAGCATCAGGCGATGCTTTCCAACTCCAGCGATGTTGTAAAGCCGCTTGAGCCATTGATGGCGTGGGTAGTCTTTGCAATCAGCCAGCGTTGCCCATCAATCTCCGGCTTGAAGCCACTCACCGTGAGGGCCTGCTCTGGGAACAGATCAGCCCGTCCGATCGCCAGCGTGTAGTCGAACTTCGCCACGCCGCGTTTCACTCGCTCCAGCTCCGCGTGCGCATGCTGGCGTGCGGTTGCCTCATCGGCATACGACTCGCGCAGGCGCTTGGCATTGTCGTCTGTGCCGACCAGCACCGATTGCCGCTTCGCCTTGCCCTTATCTGTCCAATACGCACGCACGCCGGTGTAGGCATCGCGGTCGGCCACGGAGTAACGATGCTGGTCGCCGTCGCGCCGCGTCAGGGTGACGGTTGGCAATGGTTTGCCGGTAGCCGTAGTGCCGGCACCGATCGGCGCAAACACCAACGCACCTGCCTTCACCGTTGCCACTGCATCGAAGCGTTGCCCCAGATTGGTCAGCAAATTCATGTCGCTTTCGTTGGCCTGGTCAAGGTGCGGCAGGTTGATCTTCGCTAATGCTTCAGCGACGCGCGGCGTCAGACCATGTTCGCCGGCCAGCGTGTTGAGCACGGCGCCCAGTGTCGTGTTGTGCCAGCTGCGTTCCCGACGTGTGCGCATGTCTGCAGTGAGATCTGCACTGCGCGCACGCACGGTGATGATGTCCGGCGCGCCGCTGTACTCCACCTCGTCCACGATGAAGGTGCCCTTGTCGACTAGGCCAGTGGCTTTCCAGCCCAAAGCGACGACCAGGCGCACGCCGCGCTTGGGTAATGCCATCTTGCCATCGTGGTCGTGGATGCGCAGATCCAGCTGATCGGCTTCACCGCCCCGGCACTCGGTGAGAGTGAGATCGAGCAGACGCGGTGCGATGCGCTCGGTAAGGTCGACGCCATCGAGTACCACACGCCACTGCGGAATCGGGTAGTTCATGCGACGGTCGCCTCCGGCGTGGTGTCGTCTGCACGGCGCAGGCTCAGTTGGAACTCTATCCGTCGCGGCGTGCCGTCCTCGAAGAACAGCGAGGCGGTCTCGTTGATCGACAGCAGCAGATATGGCCCGTAGACCACGCCTGCGCCATCCACCAGCGGTAGCGGCTCACCATCTGCCGCAAGCTGGCGCAGCGTGTCCAGCGAAGCGCGGGTGCCGGTGAGTTCGGGAGCAATCAGACCAGATAGCTCGATGCTGTCATCGCCTGGGCCGAGGAACTGGCTGGCTGGCCGCGCGCCAACGCGCTCGCTGGTGGCGTGGCGCCAACTCATCTGCCGCTGCAGCTGCAGAAACGCGGCGCTGTCGAGAGAAAACACAAACGTGCCGTAAGACATCATCATCGGGGTGGATCCTCAGTCGTCGTGCAGGCTGGAGCGGCGGGATGCTGCTATGCGCCGTTCGCGCTCTTCAAGTTGGCGGGCGACTTCGCGCGCCAGTGCGGTGGCGTCCATGCCGGGCGCAGCGTGGACGTGGATGACGTAGCTGTTGCCGCCTACAGGCGCTCCTGGCACCCGCGCCGGAGCCGACAGCGGCGCACCGCTGTCGATCGCCGCGACCGGCGCTGTGGCCGTTGCCAAGGCCAGCCCAGCGCCCACCGCACGCATGCGGTTGCCGAGTGCCGTCACGGCCTGCACAGGCGCGCCTTGACCGCGCTGCAGGCCGACGGTGAGGCCTTGCATGGTGAAGTCACCCAACTGGGCGAACACGCGCGAGGGGCTGTGGATGCCGAGCAGCCCTTTGAACCGATCGACCACGCCGCTGCCAATGCTGGCGATCGCATTGCCGGCGTCGCCGAGCTTGGAGCGGATGCCCTGGACAAGGCCGCTGATCATGTCCGCGCCGGCCTGCAGCATCCGGGCAGGCCAGTTGGCCAACTGCAGGTTGATGCCGGCCCACAGCTGCAGCAGCCCTTGGCGGATGCGATCGCCGTTGCCGGTGAACACGCCCACGATCAGCGACCAGGTGCCCTGGACCGTTTGCCACACGCCGCCGAGGATCTGCTTGATCACCGACAGCACAAACACAAACGCCTGCACCAGCCAGCCGATCGCTTTGACTGCCAGCTGCAGTTGGGTGACCAGCACCGCGCCCAGGATCTGGCCGAAGCCGCGACCGGCCTGCGTTGCACCGTGCAACTGCGCGGTGGTGGCCTCGAACGGCGTCAGCAGCTGTTTGACCCACGCCCAAGCCTGGCCCATCGCCGCCGCCACGGTGTCCCACACCTGACCCAGCGGCGCGAGTGCGGCCTGCAGCTCGACCAGCACCGGCGCGGCAGCATCGACGATGCCTTGCCAGACGCCGATGGCGAAGGCCTTGATCGGTCCCCAGTACTTCCACACCAGCAGCGCCACTGCAGCGACGGCCGCACCGATCGCCAGCACTGGCAGGCTGATGCCACCGAGTAGCGGCAGCAGCAGGCGCGCGCCATTGGCGAGCATGGGCAGCACGCGGCCGCCGAACGCCACCACCCGACGGATCAGCGCACCGAACCCGCCGCCGCCCGACAGCAGCGCGACGGCGCCGTGGATCTGCGAAAACGCCATCGCGGCCGCGCCGCCGGCCACCAGCAGTCCGCCCAGGATCGTCACCAATGCGGCGGCACCGATCGCTACCTTGGCGATCGCACCCACCAGCACCGGATTGGCGCGGATCCAGGTCGTGACCTGGCCGACCACCTCAGCAGTACGCTCGGTCAGTTCCTTGAACTGCGGCAGCAGCGTCTGGCCGATCGACTGGGACACCACCACAGCGGTGTTCTTCAGCAGCTGCAGCGAGTTGGCCGAGGTGGCCACCCGCGATGCGTACTCGGCCGACATCGAGCCGCCGTAGCGCTGCGCATCGGCCACCTTGGCGAAGTTGCCCTGCAGCAGCTCAAGATTGGTCAGCAGCGGTGCGATCGCGCCAATTGACTCACGGCCAAACAGCTGCGTCATCGTCGCGGCCTGCTCGGCCTTAGGCAGTGCGCGCAGCTTCTGCAGCACCGACATGATTGCCCCCCCGGCATCCTTCTGCATGACCTGGGCCATGGCGGTGGCCTTGATGCCGAGCTTGTCGAACGCCTCGCGCTGGCTCTTGGTGGCCGACTCGCCCGAGGCCAGGGTGAGCAGCATGTTCTTGATGCCAGTGGCCGAGACTTCCGACTCAATGCCCATGCCGGCCACCGTGGCGCCCAGCGCGGCCAGCGGCCCGCTCTGTAGGCCGGCGACCTCGCCCAGGGCACCAATGCGATTCACCACCGCGCTGATCTTGTTAACGCTGGCCGGTCCGGTGTTGCCGAGATAATTGATCTTGTCGGCCAGTACGACCACTTCCGCCTGGCCCATGCGAAACGCGGTGCGCCAGGTGGCCATCGTCTGGCCGGCTTCCTCTGCGCTGCTGTCGAAGGCCACGCCCATCTTGGCCGCGTCCTCGGCGAAGCGGACCAGCTCCTGGCGCGGAATCGCGGCCTGGCCGGCGGCCGCCACGATCTTGGCAATCTCGGCCGGCAGCATGGGCAGGCGCATCGAGAGGTTCTCGACATCGCGCCCCATCTGCGCGAACTGTTGCGGCGTGCTGAAGTTCACGACCTTGCGCACATCGGCCATGGCCGACTCGAATTCCATCGCATCGTTAATCGGCAATGCAGAAGCGCGCAAGGCGCGCTGACCGGCAAATGCCATCCCGGTGCCATAGGCGCTCGCCTGCAGGCCGGCGCTTTGGATGCGCGCACTGCGACGCTGAGCAGCATCGATCGCTGCCAGCCGCTGTTGCTGGGCGCGCATGGCGGTGTTGGTGCTCTCGATCTCGCCGCGCAAGCGGCGCTCATGCGTGACCAGCTCGCGCGTGCTGATCCCGGCCGTCTCCAGCCGACCACGCAGACGCTGCAAGCCGGCCTCCTGTGCGCCGTGCGCGGTCTTGAGTTCGCGCGCGGTGCGCACAGCGCGCTTGAACTCAGCATTCATGGCAGCGGTAGGCGTGCCGGTCGCCTTGATCTGCTGGGCAAGTGTGCGCACCGACTGCCGCTGTGCATCCAGCGCAGCCTTGGCACGCTGCGCCACCGCGACTTGCTCACGGTAGGCGCCGATATCGCGGTGCTGGCTGTTGAGTTGGCGCAGCGCATCGCGCTGGTTGCGCAGTGCGGTGGCAACACCGCGGCTACCACTCAACACGCGCCGGAACGGGCCGGTGGCGCGGTCGACGGCGGCCAGGATGACCTGCAGGCGCAGATTGTCAGAGGCCGCCATTTAGGCGGCCTCGCGGGTCAGTAGGTGCAGCATCATTCGGCTCCGCTTCGCAGGCGTGCACGCTCGCGCCACGCCGTGAGTTCGTGCAGCGACCAGCCGTTCATTTCAGACGGCGGCCAGTGGAAGATGGCCGCGATGTCGGCCATCGCATCCTCTACGCAGTCTGGAAGTCCGCTTCCCTCTGGGCCTTCGTCAAGAAAAAAAGCTGCACCTCCTGGCCGAGGGCAAGCAGGTCGGCCGGATCCATCGCATTGACGTCGGCCGTGGTCAGCGTGGGCGAAGTAATGCGCGGCAGCAGCGTTGCCATCGCGGTGACATCCAACTGCAGCACGTCGACGAGCTTGAGGCCGCGCAACTCGCCCGCGCCGGGCTTGCGCACGTTGACCTGCGTGATGGTCTGCTCGCCGCGCACGATGGGCTGGTCGAGGGAAACGGCTTGGGAAAATGTCGGGGTCATCGGAAGGTCTCAGGGCTGAGGCCTGGCAGCGCCAGGCCTGAAGGGTCAGGCGCCGATGGCGCGGCGTTGGGCGGCGAGCAGATCCACGCCGTTGACGATCTCGGTCATGTTCACCAGATCGATCTCGATCACGGTGGCGCCGTTGATGGTCAGCTTGTAGTAACTGGCCGACGTCTTGACCGAAAACTCGGTGTCATCCCCCGACTTCCCGGTACCCGGATCGATCTCGCTGTGGCGGCCGCGCACGACCACCTCCACGGCATCCACGGCGCCGCTGTCGTCGCGCTGGTAGGCGCCGGCAAAGCGCAGCTGCACGGCGTTGTGCGTGGTGGCGCCATACTGATTCAGCACGCTGCGCATCATGCCGCCGCACTTCCATTCGAGTTCGATCTTCTCCTGACCGAAGTCGATGTCGACCGGACCATTCATGCCGCCGCCACGGTATTCCTCCATCTTGCGGGACAGTGTGGGCAGCTTCACTTCGACCACCTGGCCGAGATAGCTCTCACCGTCGTTGAACAGGTTGAGCGCCTTGAGTTTCTTGGGCAACGCCATGGGGTTCTCCGGAAATCTAGGTCAGGTGCGTTACGCGTTGACGCGTTCGGCAAAGTCGGCCAGGTAGCTGGTGGTGATCTTCTGATACAGCTGCAGGTTCTCCAGCGGCGGCACCGGTGTGTAGTCGTAGTCGATGCGCAGCGCGCCATCGGCCAGCGTGGTGGCGCTGTTGAGAGTGCCGTCGTACCAGGCGTTGGCATCGATCAGATAACCGGACGATTTGAGGTCGCGGAACTTGGCGTTGATCGTTTCGATCAGGTCTTTGACCATCGAGGGATGCATCGGTTTATCGACGTAGAACGCCACGCCTTCGGCGATGGTGTCGGCCAGGATCTGCGCGGTGCGCGTGGCCGTCTCGAACGCGAACATGCGGTCTTCGGCGCACGTGCGCGATCCCCAGAAGCGTTGCCCATTGAAGGTCACCAGCGTGGTGATGTCGCCTTCGTTGAGCACGCCGGCATCGGTGGCAGGATCCTGCAGATCCCAGTGCACATCCTTGGAGATGCCGGTGACGCCGGCCACCGGCACGTTTGACAGACTCTTGTGCCAGCCCTGTTCGGTGTCGATCTTGGCGCGCAGACCGAGCGCACGTGCGGTGGCATACGCGGCGGTCGTGGTGCTCGTGGCGGTATCGAAGGCCAGGAAGTCCGGCCAGATCAGCATCAGCTCACGATCGCTGAACTGGCCGCGATACGTGACAGCCTCGGCGACGGTCTCGGCAACCGGTCGCACATACGCCATTGCGCGCAGCTTCTTGGCAATGGTCGCCAATAGCTTGGCCACCGGGAGCGTGTCCAGACCTGGTGCGCCCAGGATGCGCGGGCGCACGCCCAACTGTGCCTGCGCGGCGAGCAAGGCATACAGGCCGGTATAGCTGTTGGACCTGGCCTCTCCGATGACGTTGGTTGGGATGTTGCCCGCATCTGCGTCCTCGGCCACGCGCACGACGATGGTCACCGGGTTGGTTTGGTCGGCGATGCCCTGCAGCGTCGCGCGCAATGTGCCCTGGATGCCGGCGCTGGCGATCGCACCGAGCACGTCGGTGATCAGCACCGCCTTGTTGAGCGGAAAGACTTTCTCGTCCGCGTCGGAGGCCGTGGCGATCAGGCCGACGACAGCGGTGGAGACGGTACGGATGGTGCGCGTGCCGGCGCTGACTTCGATGACGCGGACGCCGTGGTGGTAGGCAGTGGACATAGGTTCCTCGATCAGGACGAGCGGAAGCGGAGCGGAATGGTCAGCCGTGCGCGGGCATTGGCTGGAGCAACATCGGTGCGCTGGCCTTCGATGGTCAGTACGAAGTTGCCGGGTGCATCACCGACGACCAGGCCGACGCGTGTCAGCCGCAGGCGCGGCTCCCAGCGCATGAGCGCAGTGGCAGTGGCGCCGTAGAGCAGCGTGCGGGTGGCGCCGTTGAACGGCTGGTCGATCAGTTCGGGCAGCAGCGAGCCGAAGTCGCGGCGCTGCTCGCGTGTGCCGATGGGCGTGGTGAGGATGCAGGCGATCGACTGGGCCAGGTGTTGCTCGCCTTCGATCAGCCGGCCGGTGATGGCATCGACGCCGATCACTGCGGGACACCGCTGAGCGCGCTGCCGGCAGTCACGCCGGTGGTCTTGTGGTGCTTGAGGCTGATCCCGCCGCCGAGCACGTCGATGTCGACCGTGGCCGTGCCGGTGATGCCGACATCGCCGTTGATCTGCGTGGTGCCGTTGACCGTCAGCGGGCCGTTGAGCGTGATGCCGCCATCGGCGGTGATGGTTGCAGTGCCGCCGCTGGGCAGTGTCGCCTGCAGCGCATGCGTGTCGGTGTCGTATTGCAGCTGCGCGCCATCGGCAAAGCGCAGCATGTGCAGTGTGTTGGACGTGGCGGGCGCTGCGAATTGGTCGGAGTAAAGACCGCGTAGCACCAGGCCATCGGCCAGGTCGCCGGCCGGCGAGAGCACCACGACTTGTTCGCTGATCGCTGGCGCCGACCAGATGATGGTTGTGCCGGTCAGTGTGACTAGCCAAGGCAGATAGTCGGTCATCATCTCGCCGACCTGCACGCGGCATCGCGCGGTGGCGAGATTCACCTCGGCAACCGTGCCGAGGCGAATGGCGTTACTCAGTGCGGAGGATGCGTTGCCCATGCAGCCATGGTCGATGGCCGCACGGGATTGCGCACCGCAGTTGGTACGTAAAGCGCAGGGCTACACAGCGGCTACTTTGGGCACCTTCGGCTGCACCGACCAGGCCTGTGCATCTTCGTCCCACACCACCGTGCCATCGATCGACACCGGTGGCGCCACGGTGGTCAGCTGTCCCGGCAACGCGACGCCTGCGGCCAGCCGTGGCGCGATCGCGCCGGTGGCCTTCTCCCAGACCAGCGCAGCGCTGTAGTCCGGATCCGCACGCCAGCTCCTGCGTGTAGCGTCCCACACGTTGCGGCGGTAGTCGCTAGGTAGGAAAGCCATCGGTTGCGAGGTGGTGCACCCCTGCGGCAGTGCATCTCCCAAGGCAAGCGTATTGGCGATCGGCGCGGCGCTGTCGATGCTGTAGAGCATCACCCCGCGATAATCGGCCACCAGTTCCCACATCCCTGAGAGGGACGACAGGCGGTGCCGCTCATACAGCCCTGCAGGCGGCGTTGGTGCAGTGGCAAAGGTGTTGGGCGGCAACGGGTAGCGTCCTTCCAGCTCGGAAAGGTAGACCGTCACCGGGCCGGTGTACTCACCGGTGGTGGGATCAAAGGCGTAGGCGGTGCTGGTGCGCGGGAGAGGGTTGCTCATCTTGACCTCAGTAGGCAATGCAATAGGTCATGCGCAGGCCTGCAGGCAGGTTGTCTATGCCGCCGGCTGCGTTGACGGTGATTGTGTGTGCGTGTGCCCCGGCACCGCGATGATCCACGTCGTGCACGTGATTGCCGCCCTCCGCGATGCCGATGTCGTGGGTGTGGTTGCCAACGCCGTTCATGCTGATGTTATGGCCATGGCTACCCGCGCCGTCAGTGCCGAAGGAGTGCGCGTGGTTGCCGCCGGCACCGGTCCAGCCATCAGACGGGGCAGCGTCGTTGTCGCGCTCCCGGTAGATGCCGTAGCCATTGATCACGCTGGATGGAATCACGCCAGGATGTTGGTGATCACCAGAGGCGCTAGTGCTGCCGCCGTGCGCGTGATGCCCTTGCGCATCGGTCCACGCATAGTGCACATGGTCGCCGGCCGCACCGGCACTGGCGCCATGTGCGTGGTTACCGGCTGCATTGAGAGCGGTGTAGTGCGCATGGTCGCCCACCGCTGCAGCGCTGGCGCCATGCGCATGAGAAATGACCTTGCCGGGGTCATACGAACCCACCGCTGTGGCAGCGCTGGTGTGGGTGATCACCGTGCCTTCCTTGATTTTGGGCACGTTGAAGGTCGTGCTGCCGTCACCCGCGCCGTAGACCGTGCCAATCGCTGCAAACAGCGCAGAGTACGTGGCACGCGAGATTTCGGCTCCATCGCAGACGAGCAAGCCATTGGGCGGATACTGCGAGGCCATGACAACGATCTGGCCGGGCAACAAGAATGAGTTCGGCACGTTGAGCATGTTGCGGAAGTCGCGGTACCAATCACCTTGGCGTCCATCCAGGGTGTCTGCATCCAGCCCATTACCATGCCCGGCGTCGCTCAATGCGGCTGAGCGAATACCCAGCACACTGCGTGCGGCCGCCGCCGTGGGACGCGAGAGCAGTCCCCTGATGAATTCGGTCGGCCCCATCTTGCCCAGGCGCTGGTCCAGCGACGCCAACAGGTTGGCCGGCGACACCGCCCGCTCTTTGTCCAGACCTTCGATTGCTTGCGCGTCCGTGGCCAGGCGCACCACACCCGGCACGTCCACCGTGGCCGCTGGATCGGTGAAGTTGGTGTCGCCAAAGGTGATCTGTGCGGTGTCCACGTCGGCCATTACAACGTCGATCGCCAACAGCACGGACGCCGCGCCAGACTTTTCCAACAGCAATGCCGGCTGGCCATATGCAGCGAACAGCGTGCCATCGGCCAGATATAGCCCGAAGCCGTAGCAGCTGTAAACGGCATTGGATTCGTCGCGCACCGACACGTGGATCGTGTCCTTGGCCGTGACCGACCCACCGATGGTGGTCAGGCGCTTGATCTCGGACGGCAGCGACGTCAAGGCGGCATTGGCCACAAACGCGGCGCTGGTCAGTCCGACGGCGGCGATGGTGACCGCCTGTGTGCCGGTCTGCTTGGCATTGACCAGAGCCTGGCGGCCTACGGTCGTGATCTTGAGTTTCAGTCCGGGCATGGGTGCTCGCTAAGTTGCCTCGCCCTGCAGGCGCAGGAACAACGTGGCCCTGCCGCATGCGACGACATTGAGTCGCGCCTCGGCCTGGAACCCTTGGGTGAAGGTGAAATGCGAGCGCACGGGCTTGGTGCGCTCGACCTCGGCGATGACCTCTTCGACGAATCGGGCGCTGGCGCTCTGCCCATCCGCGCCGGTGAGCGTGAGGGCCAGCTCGAAGGTGTGCGGCTGGCCGCGTGGCTCGGTCTGCCACCACTCGCGGATGGCCACCGCGCCGCCGAACGACTCGACCACCATGCGAACGCTGTTGGCGGTGCCCTTGCGGCGCTGGATGACCATCGCGCTACGCAGGCGCGAGCGCTTAACGGCATCGCTCCAGTCGGCCTTCCAATCGTCGACCGACAGCGTCCACGCCAGCCATGGCAGATGGCCCGCTGGGCAAGTGTCCGGATTCCACAGGTCCGGGTACGGCAGCGGGATCGCCTCCAGGCGCTGCGTGACGGCGGCCAAGGCGCGCTCCATCGGTGTGGCATTCGGTGGCAGCGCTGAACTACTCATCGATGCCGGCGTGCACGATGTCGATGGCCGTGCAGTAGGCGGCCTGGGTGCGGCTGATCCGGATGTCGGCTGCAGGCGCGTCCAGCTCGACACGCTGCACGCCATCGGCGAACAGCTTGGCCTTGATGGCTGATTCCGGGACATCGCGGCCGATGCGATGTGCCTCGGCGAGATAGGCCTGCAGGCTGCGTAAAGCCTCGCGCATGACCACCGCCGAGTCGGGGCCGGCGTAGGTGTAGACGCGCCCACGAATGGCATACGGGACGATCTGCGCGCTTTGCACAGCCACCTCGTCGGTCAACGGGCGCACATCCGCATCGGTGAGGACAGCGGCAACCTCGTCAAGCAGTTCCTGCGGCGCGGTGCCATCTCCGGTGCGCGATTGCACGGTGACCAGCACTTGGCCAGGCGCAGGGCTGGTGGCGCTGGCATCCATGACATCGGCCGCCGCGCTGAGCGCGTGATAGATGTACGCGCCCTCGGGGCCGGCAACGCTAAAACCCTCTGGGGCCAGCTGGATGCGGCGGCGGAAGTCCACGTCCGATTCGTAGGTTGCTGGAGTACCGCTATTAGGTTGACCAGGATCGAGCACCAGGCGCGCGACACCGAATAACGCGCCAAGGTGATCGAGGTTGGTGCCGGTGGCAAAGGCCAGCATGGTTTGCTGTGCCTTGTCGTTGGCGCGCTGGCGGATCAGTAGCTCGCGCGCGGCAAACAATTGCAGGAGCTTGTAAACCGGATCCGCTTCGGTGAGTGCGGAAAATTCCGGCATGAGCCGACGGAACTGTGCGAGTGCATCAGCAAAGATCGTCTCGAAGTCCAGAGCTTCGATCAGGTCTGGAGCTTGTAGTTTCGAGAGATCTACCGCAGTGAAGGAGGCCATTTTGCGAGCAGATAAGAAGACGCGTATAGCGTCACTTTGCAATGGCCGTGAGCCAATCAACTTGCCACGTAGGACGCGCGCTTACTGACTCAAGTGCTCGATGAGCATGCAGCGGATCTGTTCCTGGTCGCCGGCAGTCAGTCCCAACAACACGCGTTTCTCATAGCGTGCCATTGGACCGCCAGGCCGCACTTGCTCGGTCAGACCCTCTTGATGCGTGCGCGCAATGCGCGACACACGACCCACAAACCCTACGCTCACAGCGTTGGGACTGGCGCTGACCTTGAAATACTTTGCTTGCCGCAGCTTGGCAAACATCTTCGCGCGTTTGACGCGTCCAGACTTCTGCCGCAACTGCTGCTTGCGCGGCGCGTACGGCGAGCCATCTGGCGCCTGCTGCTTGCCGATGCGCTGGCTCTGCGAGCGTCGCAATTCGGTGCCTATCTTACGTGCCAGCGTGCGGCGTTCGCCCGGCTGCAGGCGCGCCAGCAACGGTGCTGCCCAGTTCTCCAGCGCGGTCAGCTCATCCATGTGGGATCGATCACCGGCTCGGGCGCATGGCTCATGTCGTAGCCTCCACCGTCCTTCGCGGTCACCACCACGCGCTCGGTCAGCGGCAACTTGATCGACAGATCCACGGCATCGTTGGCGAGGATGTCGGCTTCGAAGGCAATCTCGCCACGGCGCGCCGGGTTGGACAGCAGCTCGGACTGATTGACCTGCACCCATGCCAGTAGCGGCAGCATCACGCTGTCCGGGTGGCCGGCATAGTCGGTCACGATCAGATTGAGCGTGTACTGGTACTCGAAGGACAGCCCCGGCTGGAACGTGCTGACCAGGCTGCCGGCGTCGATAAACACCAGCAGCCGGTCGGCATCGCGTGCCAGGTCCGGCAACGCCGCGACCAGATGCGCACGCAGGCTGGCGGGCTTGATCATGGCGTCGCTGCCGGCAGATGCAGCTCGATCCAATCTTGCAGCGCGCTCAGCTGCGCGGCGGTGGCGTGGCAGCTGGTGTAGTTGTCGACGACGGTGCTGGCGACGGCAGAGAGCGTAATGCCGGCGGCCGGTGCATCAGGATCTCCGGTGGGCGGCCCGGCAGGGTGGCCCGAGGCCGCGGCGTCGTGCAGCCGCACAAAGCCAGTAGGGAGAGCGCAAGCAGCATCGGCTTTCTGGGTGACATAGATCGGGATCTCGCGGGTGATGGTGGCGCCGGCTTCGCGCACGACTTGCACGCGATCGACGTACTGGGTGACGACGGTGGTGGAGGTCTTGGCGCTGTCGCGTTCCGCCTCGGCCTGGCGCTTGGCCTGCAGCGCGGCGTCACGGTCTTGCCGGGCGGCGCCGACCCGCTGCTCCTGCCACACGCAGCCACCGACGAGCACTGCAATCAACGCCAGCAGGATGATCAGGCGCGTGACCATCAGGGCACGCCCAGGATCTGCAAGGCGCGCTGCGTGCGCGTGACGCGATCGCTGTGGCCTTCGGGCAAACGCTTGGCCCGCACGTTGCCCAGGTTGATCTTGCGGCCCAGGCCAAGCACATCGCCCGCATCTGCCATGACGTTGAGGCCGTTGTCCTGCCAGTACGCAGCCGCGCCCAGCGCGCTGGGCTCGATCTGCAGCAAGAGGTCCGGCTGTTCTTCGACCGGCAAGCCGATCAGCTCGCCGATACGCTGGTAGTTGCCCCGGAAGGTGTGCTGCATCGGGCCACGGCCACGGTGGCGATAGCCATCGCCGCTGGCTTCGTTGCCGTTGCCCAGCAGGTCGGCGTAGACGAAGTTGGCCAGACCAACCGGATTGCGCAGGAACCTGGGCGCTTGTGCCGGCGTGATGCGTGCGCCGAAGACTTCCAGCAGCCGGGCGCTGGTGGTGTACGTCAGCCCTTCTTCCATCCGCGACAGGCTCAGGCTTTCGTGGCCGAGCTGGCCCAGCCAATGCGCAGCGCGGCGCTTGGTGGTGATGCCGAAGCGATTGGCGGCGGCGAGCAGTGGGCCGTGCCAGCGCTGTGCGCGTTGCGGCGAGCACTGCATGATCGAGGCGAGTTGGGTATCGGTAAACATCAATCGACCTTCAGGATGCGCGCCACATTCCCCCGGGCGCGGTAGGTGAGCACGGCCAGCACGATCAACGTGCCCAGGTGCCAGAGACTGACTTGCGAGCGGGCGCCGGCCAGCAGGATGTGCAGCGCCTGGCCGCCGGTGCTGGCGATCAGCAACCACGCGCACCAGCCCGCGCCGCGTCGATGGCGAGCATCGGACGGGCGGTGATAGGTGAGCAGGCGGACGCAGATGGCCAGCGAGGCCATCAACGTCAGGACGGTGACCAGGCTATGCACTGGGCGGGCCTCCACGACGTAGGAAGGAAAAGTCGAAGCACTTGCTCTTTTCGATCAGGCCCAACGTGACGGTGATGGCGCACGCGGCGCTGGCAAAGGCGGCGACGCCGCTGGACTTGATCGGCAACCAGCGCAGCAGCTCCGGCGCCAGCTGGTAGCCGGCGATCACGCTCACCGGGAAATAGATCAGCCGCGCCAGCAGCGGTTGTTTGGTGGCAGACACCACGAACAGCGCGCCGCCGGCAAAGGCGCCGATCAATGCATCGCCGTCGATGCCAGGCAGCACGGAGGCCAGGCCCACACCGGTGGCGATCAAAAAGCCGCTCGAGACGGAGGTGGGTTCTGTCATCAGTTCAGTCCCATAGCTGCACGAGCGGCGTCATCGCTGCTGTGGTGGTGGTTACCTCGGGCAACTCCACCGCGGTGCCATGCGGTAGCACGGCGCCCAGCTCGGCCAGGCCGGGATTGAGGAGATAGGTCCGCTCGACCAGGCCGGCCGTGCTGCCCAGGTGGCGCCAGCACAGCAGGTCGACGGTGTCGCCTTGCATGGCGTGCACGCGCATCAGATGAGCTCCACCGTGCTGCGCGGCAGGTTCTGCAGATCACGCACCGCCCAGCGCTGGTCGCGGCGCAATTCGGTGATGCTCGGCGTCAGGTCATCGGCGCGCTGGTTGGCGCTGTTGGTGGCATCGAAGCTGCGGTAACGCTCTGTCACCTCGACGGCGGTGGCACACGCCACCGCACGCAGGTACAGCTGCACGCGGCGCGAGACGCCGTCGACGGTCGTGCTGGGGACATCGCTCAACGCCGCGTAGCCGGCCGCCTGCTGCGTATCCGCCCAGGCCTGCAGCGCGTCGTTGACCGCCAACATGGCGGCAACGATCGCCTGGCGCAGACGCGCATCGGTGACGGTGCCATCCAGGCGCATGCTGGCCCGCACATCGGCCGGTGCAATCGCCGGCCAGAACGGCGCATTGGCGATCGCATCAGGCGTGGCGCTGGTGGTGCCGGTGGCCGTGAATCCGCTCATGGATGGCTCGGAAGAGATCGCCGGTGGTCGGGGCGTCACCGCAGCGAGGTGCGTGCTGTGGATCGGCCCCGAGCCGGCGAGGGTTGCGGGGACGCTCGGTTATGCGCTGGTGCCGGAAGGCTCAGCGCTGAACTTCTTCAGGAGCCGCTCGGCGCGCTCCAGATCTTTCTTGCCGCCGCAGCTGCCGTGCAGTGCGATGGCGCGCTGCAGGTCGGCGACAGCCGCCGCCACGATCGGCTGCGCCTGGTCGGCCGGCGTCTCGTCGGCCATACCCGCCAGGCAGGCGCGGGCCAGCGCCAGGTGCAGCTTGGCGCGCACCTCGTCGGGCATGTCCTGCTCGGCCGTCAGCGCGGCGGTGTCGGCTAGCACGGCCGCATCG